AACAGTCCAATTACATTCCAATTGCTTGATTGAAAGAAAAAAAATGAGCCAAGACAATAATTTCACTACTTGGGGCGACGGAGATATTGATAGCAGAAACAAAGCCATGGGAGAATTCTCAGAGGCTGTTGACGCATACGGAGGAGTCAGCAAGTCCCAAGGCTCGCATTACAGAAACTTCACAAACATTGAGCCAAACAGGACCGTAAGGCCGGGGTTTACCAGTAACGATTACTACGCCTTCAGACCTGACGAGCAGATTCCCCACCGTCAAAGACAGATCATTAAGATGTGTATGGACGCCTATGACAAGGTGGGTATCATACGGAATGTTATTGACTTGATGGGAGACTTTGGTAGCCAAGGCATTAGTTTGGTTCACGAGAACAAAAGCGCTGAATCCTTCTTTAATCAATGGTTTAAAAAGGTTGATGGAAAAGAGCGGTCTGAAAGATTCCTTAACAATCTGTATAGGTGTGGAAATGTAATTACATATCGAAGTAATGCGACTATGACTCCGGAGCTTGTAAAATACATGAAATCCGTTGGTGGCGACATCAAGGTTGAAGTACCAAACATAAAAGCGAATGAGATACCTTGGAGGTATAACTTCTTTAATCCTACTAGCGTAAAGATAAAAGATGGAGACTTAAGTCTATTTTTAGGCAAAAGACAGCTTAGCATAACGACCAACTCCTTGCTAGATAACTTTAAAGATGGTAGCATCCCAGCTAACATATTAAACACTTTACCTCCCGACGCCAAGAGAAGAATCAAGAGGGGCGACAAAGAAATACCACTAGATCCAGACAGACTTTCCGTCGCTTACTACAAAAAAGACGACTGGAGGCAGTGGGCCAACCCAATGATATATGCAATCTTAGACGACATTGTCATGCTTGAAAAAATGAGGCTTGCTGATTTATCAGCTTTGGATGGGGCAATATCCAACATTAGACTGTGGACATTAGGAGACTTGGAACATAAAATACTCCCAAATAAGTCTGCCATTAACAAGCTTAGAGATATACTTGCCAGCAATGTTGGCGGCGGAACAATGGAGCTAGTCTGGGGTCCAGAGCTTAGCTACACTGAGTCAAACAGTCAAGTCTATAAATTCTTAGGTTCTGAAAAGTATAGCTCAGTTTTAAATAGTATCTACGCGGGTTTGGGCGTACCCCCCACTTTAACAGGTGTCGCTGGACAAAGCGGAGGTTTTACGAACAACTTCATTTCCCTTAAAACCTTAGTTGAAAGACTGCAATATGGTAGAGACCTTCTCATTAAGTTTTGGCAGAGAGAAATAGAAATAGTCAGAAAAGCCATGGGTTTCAGAAAGCCAGCCCATGTTCATTTTGATCAAATGAGTCTAGCTGATGAGGCTGGAGAAAAGAACTTACTACTTCAGCTAGCTGATAGAGACATTATAAGTCACGAAACAATTTTGGAAAGGTTTAAAGAAATACCTTCAGTAGAGAAAATAAGATTGAAAAGAGAAAGTAAAGACAGGGACAATAACAAGGCTCCAGAAAAGGCCAGTCCGTATCATAACCCTCAGCATAAAAACGACCTAGAGAAGATAGCTCTTCAGGCTGGAAAGTTGAATCCTGTAGATGTTGGCCTTGAAACGTCAGTCCCAGACGATATTCTAATGCCTAAGCCAGTTTCTCCGGCTGGTCCTCCTCAGGATAAAAAAAAGAAAAATGACCCAAAAGGAGGAAGGCCCCTATTGAAGAAAGATGAGAAGCCACGGAAGAAGAGGACTGAAAAACCCAAGTCTAAACCGGGTGTGGCTGATACGGTTATTTGGCTAGAAAACTCTTGGTCTGAGATTTCCAAGATATTAAACAAAGCCTTCCTTGGGACTAAGAACAAGAAAAACCTACGTCAGTTAACCAAGTCTGAAGTATCTGAGATAGAGTCCTTAAAGTTAGCAGTCTTCACCAATACAGATCTTTTTTCTGAAGTTCACGCAGAGTCCGTCTATAGCACCATCCGGCTGGGAGTCCCAACCCCGAAAGCTTTTGGCAATATACTCGCGTCCAAGGGTATTACTGTAGAAGATTTGAGTATCGACGATTACAGGAAGCATTTACTAGGGTCATACCTAGAGTTTTTAATAGGCTAAAAGGGACGTTTTTTCATTATTTTAAAATTTTTGTGTATATTTATTTAGAGGGATTAATATGAGAATTTATGACAAAGAAATTAAAGACGGAATCGCAGATTTAGTCAAAAGCTCTGCTTCTGTCGCGTTCTGTTCACCGGCTTCGATTTCCGATCAGCCAGAGGCTTCCGCCTTGGCTGAAGAATCAGAAGTTTTCAAATCCCTTGCCGATAGTAACCCTAACCAAATAGATTTATATTATCTAGATTCAGTTTTGGTTTCTACTGGCTGGAATAAGAATGATGACGTTTTCTTAGCTGAAGCGGCTTGGGATGCTAGAAACACTCCCGAAGACAAGCAATTTAACTTCATGCACGACGAAAACGATATCATAGGACATATCACAGGCTCTCACGTTATTGATGGCGAGGGAAACAAGGCGGAAGGTGATGACCCACCCGATCAATTTGACATTATAACTCAAGCAGTTCTATATAATAGCTGGGTAGATCCAGAAATTAGAGAACGAATGAATAATATAATAGAGGAAATTGAGGAAGGAAAATGGTTCGTATCAATGGAATGCTTATTTTCAGATTTTGATTATGCTCTTATTGACTCTAAGGGAAATCACAAACTTCTGGAAAGAAATGAAGCCTCTGCGTTTCTTACTAAGCACCTACGATCCTATGGGGGCGATGGAGAGTATGAAGGATATAAGCTAGGTAGAGCCTTAAAAAATATAGCATTCTCAGGAGTAGGTTTGGTTTCCAACCCTGCTAACCCTAAGAGTGTTATTCTTAATTCTGCTAAAGCTTTCGACATCAAAAACGAAGACAAAATTACTATATTTTCAGGAGAATTAGATATGTCAAACGACAATGCAAATCTTTTGGACCAGCAGGTTTCTGACCTCACGCAAGGGCTTAAAGATGCCCGCGCTGAGAACTTAGCCATGAAGAAAGAGATCGAAGAAGCGAAAGATAAAGAATTTGCTTCAACGGTTGAAAACTTTGAGACTGACCTCTCTTCCAAAGACGAAACTATTGCGAGTTTAGAAGAGGCCGCCAAGGCTTCTGAAGCTCGTGTTACTGAGCTCGAAGACTCCGTCGCTGAGAAAGACGAAGCACTCACAGCAGCCACAGCTAAGATTGAAGCCCAAGAAGCTGAAGTCAAGCTTTCTGCCCGTAGAGCTGCTCTTGTTGAAGCTGGAACAGACGAGGAATCCGTAGAGGAAACCCTTGCTGCTTTCTCTGAAGCGACAGACGAGATGTTTGCTCAACTTGTAGCGGTCATGAAAAAGAAGACGGCTGAATGGCCACCAAACAAGGATAAAGACAAAAAGAAAAAAGAAGACGAAGACAAGGACAAAGAAGCCAAGTCCTCTCAGGAAACTGACGAAGCTGAAGCTGAAGCTGAAGCGTCTGAAGAAACCTTTGCAAATGTAGAGTCTTCTGAAGCAACTCTTGTTGAGGCTTCTAACGAAGAAGACGAACTCGAAACCACCAGAGCCAGTGTGTCTCAGTGGATTTCGGAAAATGTCCTCTCATCTTAATTAACCTATAGGAGATTAAAAATGGCTCTCAAAGCAGATAGACATGAACTAGAAACAGACATCTCGTTCTTTTGCAACGAAGCGACTACTCGTGGAGGCATCGTGTTACACGATACCACTGTCGGGTCTGGCGCAGCAATGGATCAGGGTGTAAATAAGGTTGTTACCAGCGCTCTGGTTCCAGCTAATTCCAAAGTTCCGGTAGGCATCTTACTCAACGACGTTGTTGATAAAGATCTTACAAGAACCCACCTGAACCAACATAAAGACGAAGTTCAAAAGGGTGGAAAAGTGACGATTCTTCGCAAAGGCTATGTTGTTACCAATAAAGTTAGCGGTACACCAGCTGTTGGTAATTGGGCTATCGTCCACCTTGCCGGTAATATTTCAGGAGTGGCAGACGCCGCTATTGAAAGCAATGAAAACCTAATAGTTGGGAAATTCCTTTCTACCAAGGATTCAGATGGCTATTGTAAAGTCGCAGTCAACCTTCCATAATAACACTCTTAAGGAGATTTAAAATGTCATATACGAATAGACCTAGTGATGAATTCATCGCTCTACTTAAGCAGTCTGGTGATGGCGATATGAACGCCGCTCAGGCAGCTCAGCGAGAATTTGCTAAGGCTCTCGAACTGCCGCTCCGAAAAGGTGTTTTGGCAGGCGATGTCCTCGGTAATATTTTCGAAACTATCCCTGTTGAGGCGGGTGCTGGAACTGAGTTCCCCCTTGACTTAATTTCTCCGGGTATGGAAGGCGAACACGTTGCCTACACCAATCCCGGTCACGGTAGAATTCCAGAACGTAGCGTCGAAGGCGATTACGTAATGATTCCAACTTACAGCATTACGAGTTCAATCGATTACTTACTTCGATATGCTCGCGAAGCCCGTTGGGACATTGTGGGCCGCGCAATGCAGGTTCTGGAAGCTGGCTTCACGAAGAAGATGAACGACGATGGATGGCATACGCTTATGGCGGCTGGCGTTGATCGTAACATTCTTGTTTATGATGGCGATGCTACCCGTGGTATGTTTAGCAAACGTCTTGTTTCCCTTATGCAGACTGTAATGCGCCGCAATGCTGGTGGCAATACAGGTTCTTCTAACAGGGGCCGCTTGACAGATCTTTACGTTAGTCCAGAAGCCCTCGAAGACGTAAGAAATTGGGGACTGGATATGGTTGATGAAGTAACCAGACGTGAGATTTACACCGCAAGTGAAGGCGGAGCACCAATTACCCGCATCTTTGGTGTCAATCTTCACGACCTTGATGAGCTTGGCGAAGGTCAAGAGTATCAAGAGTTCTTTAAGAGCGACTTAAGTGGCGCCCTTGAAGGATCTGATGACGAGCTAGTTGTTGGACTAGACCAGTCCTCTAACGACAGCTTTGTCATGCCTATTAAGCAGCAGCTTGAAGTTTTTGAAGACCCTACTCTTCACAGACAACAAAGAGCTGGTTACTACGGCTTCATGGAGCTTGGTTTTGGTGTCCTTGATAACAGAAGAATCCTCTTAGGATCATTCTAAGGTTTCACCTAACCTCCACTTCCAAAGGGCCACCTCCAATATCTGGGGGTGGCTCTTTTTTTATGTGTATATACTAGTAGAAGACATTTTTTGGGATACAGTTAAATAACAGGAGACAACCATGGCGGCACTTTCAGATTACTTAGAATCTGGTTTAATAAATCACGTTTTCAGGGAAGGCACGTTTGCTAAGCCAAGCAATATCTCACTTGCGTTAACTAGCGGGATCCCCCAAGATTCAGACACTGGAGCAACCCTTCCTGAGATTCCAAGCGGTATTAACGGCTCTGGTACTGGATATGCTCGTGTTGACTTAGGGTCACCTTCAGACACTGCATGGACGTTTACTGACGCTAGGTTTATGGCGGGTAGCGGCTTGATTAAAAACAGTGGCCAATTAATATTCAACACAGCCTTGCTAGACTGGGGCTGGGTTTCTGGTATTGCTATTGTGGACAACAGTAGTCATGGCTCAGGAAACCTTCTTATGCACGCCCAACTTGATAACCCAAGGCTAATTTATACTGGAGATAATGCCAAGTTTGACACGGAAACATTAGAAATCAGCTTTAAGTAGGGTGTAATAATGATCTTAGATAAGCAATCGCTTGTACAAAAAATCAGTCTAGAGCTAGCAGACAATTCCAAGCAGGAAATATCTCCCAGAGACATCAGGGGGAACCTTCTTGATATAATTGACTCTGTCCACCTTTTCACAGTTGATCAAGACTTAAACTCCAAAAACTTTGGAACTCCAGACACTCGAACCACCAGAGCCGGTGACCAAGCACTTGGTAAGCTAAAGCTGGCTGGACATAGCAGTGAAGACAACTCTGCATTTGGCTACTCTTCTTTAAACGGTAACTATAGCGGCTCAAAAAACACAGCTCTTGGCGCGTATGCCATGAGTTGCAATCTGTATGGTAGTGGCAATGTTGGTGTTGGATACAACGCCTTAGCTGGAAACGTTTTTGGTAGCCGTAATGTGGCGATAGGCCCTCACGCCATTCAGACCAATAAGAATGGGGATTTCAATATTGGTATCGGCCACGGGGCTGGATATTACATAGGCGATAACGACAGCTACAAACTCTTTGTTGCCAGCCACGACGTAAATGACAGTACGCTATGTGACATAGAGGCTGGTTCTGGCCCTCTCCCCCTGATCTACGGGGACTTAAAAGACTTAAGTCTTGGAGTTAAGGTAAAATCCCTACACGACTTTGGAACGCTACAAGTCGCGGGAAGCGTATCGCCTTCCAGCGGGGAGCTTTACGATCTAGGTCACTACTCTACGGGTAATAACTTCAAGTGGAGACATGCGTACCTATCAAACTCCATTAATGAGAGTGTGTACTTCAATGATTCTGCCGCCTTAAGGGTCAAAGGGGACATAGTACCAGACACTACCAATATACACTCCATTGGAGATTCGGGCAGAGGTCTACTGTGGGATGGTTACTTTAACGACATAACCGTAAGCGGCGTAGCAAACATAACCAACCTAGTTTGGGACACCATAACTGACTGCACGTATGATTGCAGAACTCTATATTTAGCCTCCAGTGGCATTTGCGACGGGGGCACAAGTCCCCCATGTGGCTATCTTTCTGACACACAAGTTGAGGGTGGCGGTCTAGTTCTCCAAGCCAGTGGCACAGACTACAAGAGAGATTATCACTGGACATTCAGGGCTCCTGATTATTCGCAGAGTTGCATAGAGCCTAATCTGGTGGGAGATAATTCCGCCATGGCCCATTCTAGCTGGTATAGCAATATCAGCCTTCTTCTTGAGTCCGGTAGACACGTTAAGTCTGATCGCTATATAGGCCGAGACAACGTAAGTGTTCTTAACGACAACTGTTGTTACGGAATGTTCATCAAGAAGGATTCAGATGACATAAGATCCGGCAATCCCGGAAAGAATGAGACACAAAAATTATACATCTCCGCTGGTGGTGGAACATTTAAGTTGTCTTTCAAGATTACGTCTGGATCTGTTACCCAAACCACAGCGGCGATAGCTTATAACGCCTCAGCCGACGACGTTAAAGACAAACTAGCGGCCCTGTCTAGCATAGGGGTAGGAAACGTTAAGGTCACTATTATCGGAGGTCTGTATGTTATAGAGTTTATTGGCACTCTGGCTAGAACAAACTTCCCATTAATGACGATAGACAAAACCCTATTAGTTGGCACTAGCGGGGGAACCGTCACTCTCTGTACTACCACAGACGGGTCAAATGAGGCGCAAGCTTTAGAGGTTAGGGCAAGCGCCGGAACCTTTACGCTGACCTACGGAGGCGCCGCCAACTACATAACACATTCCAGCTTCGATTCAAACTTGGGATTTCCCGACGACATTTTCATTCCTTGGAACGTTGACGCAGCCACGCTGAAAGAAGCCTTAGAAAACTACATTGGAACAACAATAACAGTTACAAGGATCATTGTTTCCGGTGGGTACGATTATACTATCACATTTTCTGGAAACCTCGCAAAGACAAATATTGCCCAGTTATCGACTCAAGATCATGACCTCACGGGCTCAGGAGGAACGTCTGGAGCAGAAAATGAAGTTCAGTCGATTGAGGTTAAGGGAACTGGGGGAACATGGCTAATTGGCTATCGAGATGCCACTTCTGGCGCTTTTGGCTGGTCTTCCGCGATTGCCGTTCATGCTGACATGGCCGCGGTCACGACTGCGCTTACACCATTGCTTGGTGCGGGAAATTTCGAGGTTCTTGAACATCAGCACACCACGGGTTCTGTAAGGTCTGTCTATGTTATTAAGTTTAAGGGATCTCTGGGATCAAAGGATATAATTCAATGCCCCGTACCGTTCTCTGAAGGTGACTCATGCAACGGTCTTGTGGTTAAGTCAAACCCAGACGACCCTCTAACATTAACTGAGGGAGGAGTATTCAAACCCAATACATACCTCTTTCAGGATGGCTTTTTTCACAAGTATGGCCATGTTCCCGGTTTGCGATACTGGGACAAGGCTCAAGTACCGGCTGATTACTACACCGCATCAATAAACAGGAACTGCAACGAATACGCCCACACCTGTCCGGATGCTAGTGACGCCAAACAGGTTGCTGCTCTCCCCTTCTTTGAAACTTGGTCTATAAAAAATTGGGATAAAGTTCATAATCCAGAGAGAGCACCGTCAGAATATGGGTTCTATATTGACTTTGCTGTCATTGAGCACAAACTTGAACCCGACGGTTCGTACAATCTTATATCTACACACATTCAAACTGAAAAGATTGAACCTACGGTTAACAGTGACGGATCTCTTCAGGCTATTAATCCAGCGGTGGTTTCAGAAGCCCTACAGAAGGCTATGGATAATACGGGGAATTTTGGAATAATTGTTACCCCTACCGAAAATGAAGGGGACACCAGACATGGAACCGCTATAAAGTATGGAAACGGAATACTGGGCGACCATACGATTGGAAGAATGAGCTCTCGTCATATAGGTGATAACGATCAACCCAACAATGCTGAAAGGGTTTATGGGGAGTTCTGGGGCGGCGCTTGGGGGGCGGTAAACTATGCTTCAGACTACGCTGAAAAAATCAGAAAGTATGACAAGCAGTTTGACGGAGAAAATGTTGACCAAAAATACAAAAACGTTCTTGATGAAGACAAGCTATTAATTACTGCTAGATATCCCAAAAGCCGGAAGTTTTCTCTACATTTGATTGGCGAGATAGACGTTCAGGGTGCTCCAGCTGAGGGCGCAGGCTTTAAGATTCATCAGGGTCGTATACGCAATTTGCCAGCCCCGACTTTTGTGGTTTTTGAAGATCTCGGGACGTTGCCCGATGGCGATTCAACTTATGGGCACATGCCGATGGGCTTTGAATACCCTCTGGGTGACGGGAGTGAGCCCCTTTGGAACCCTTGTGGTTACGGGGAGCATCCGACAAGTCTGGATGGGCGGGTTTACCCCTCCACGGGTGGAGCTTGGACTGAATCTGCTTACCTTTCTGTAAAGCTTGAGATTTGGGATATGGGGAGGGCTGGAGACCTAATCAAACTGCGTGGGTCTGAAACTCTTGTGTACCAAAGCCACGAGTTTAATGACAACAGTAGTATTGCAGAGATTCAAGCCTCCTTAAACGCAGGCTCACCGGGCAAGATTCGTGTTTCAGCCGCCAACAGTACTGACTGGGGAGACGCTAGCCTCACTGACTACGCGAGGAAGCGTACCCATTCCGGCAATTTTAAAGATGGTCTTGTTTTTGTAATTGAAGACCCTACTTGGAGCGTCCTGACTTCTAATCCCGACTCTGTAATTGATTCGTCTGTCGGAACGTCTAACTATAAGGTCGTTATGAGGTATCTTGACGTTAATGGCGATAACCTCACCGCTGGTATTCCGCCGACTGGAGTTCACCCGAGTAATGACGGCAACTTTGGTTTACGATTAGCTCCAGAAGACGGGTGGTGCCGATTACCAAACGGTCTTCAGTATTACGCTGGACAGCGTGCCCCCTGCGAAACACAGGATC